CTGTCAACTGCAATGGCGTGGTAATACTGGGCATTATGCAGCTATTTTGACATTGGGACTGCCGCCGGCACGTGGGTGACCACAGGTGTCTGCACTGCCAGTATACACAATAGGTATGCCGCCGGCCCGCACTGTTCTTGATCCGTTGGCGGTGGTTGCACTACAGTGAATAGGAGGACAGCCACGACTGCCGCAGCAGGGATGTGGGGTCACAGGATTGCCAACCACAATCACATTACGCCCATTTACCCGTACAGATGCAATACCAATTTGGGCAATGCCCCCGGCAGTGTTTGCATCGCCTACTCTCTGTATTGCTGGCATGTTATCCTAGTATAAGTTTCTTTTCAGGTACTTTGATGCCCGTGAGTGCTTCAATGTACTTCATTTTGACTGCATCATCTGTCAATGCATAAATCACAACGTTGTTGATATTTAGCATGACTTTTTCGTCAGCATCTGCGGTAAACATGCTGGGTACCAGTCCCAGACCCTGTGGCCCGGGTGCCACGCTGACTGGTGAGCTGATTTCCAGCCAGTCACCTTCAGCTTGTGCTAGTTTGGCAATGAGTTCTTCGCCAGAGTTCAATTTAAAAGTTACTGTGCTGCCTACAAGATGTTTCATTCTGTCAATTTCTTTCTAAGTTCTGTAAATCCGCCCACAAGTTCTTGGTCCAAGAAGATCTGTGGTAATGTTCGAGCAGTTGGTACTGCTTCTAGTAGTTGTTCACGTGTCCAGTCCTGGCTCACGTTGCGTTCTTCAAATTCAATATTGCGAGACTTCAGCAATGCCTTGGCCTGATCGCAATAGGGACACTGGTCTTTGGACCATACAATTGCTTTCATTTATTTTCCTTGTAGAGCCGATGTGTCGTATGTTTTGGCAAAGATGTCTTGTTTCACAGCACCGTAATCACCGGCACTGTGTCGAACAATATAGTCATTGCCTGTGGTGTAGTTTAGGTCGCCCCAGGAAGTGTGTAACACACCGTCGTGGTCTGCCAACTTGGCTGTCTTCATGATCTTTTTGGGAGTAGCTGTACCATCGCCATTGTCATCATAAAAGGCTGCAAACTTGATAGGTGTCACAGGATACCGCTCGCCCTTGGGTCCAGTAATAATCTTGTGTCCAACCGTGTACTTGACTGGTCCTTCAAGAGTGTCCACAGTACCATTGTCTGTGGTAGTTTCGTAACTGATGGGTGTGGGGTGTTTGAAAGTTTTGAAACTGCCTGACCCAAACCAAGCATCATCAACTCGTGGTGCGGTTGCTGCAATAGATTGTCTAATATCATCATTCATTTTTATAACTCCGGTAGTGCATCGTAGTCCAGCTGATCGCTCATGACTCCAATAACATAGTTAGTGCTTTCTGACTCTTGTAGTGCAGTTTGTTTGTTCGATGTGTTCACATGCTTGTTGAACCAAGGAATAGGTGTCGAGCGAGGTGCAGATTCCTGATACTTGATACCAATTTCCTTGAGTGCGCCCACGGCTGTGTAGTCCACAAAGTCTTTGAGAATGTTGGCATTGAGACCAATCACAGGTCCCTTGTTGAACAAGTAGTCTGCCCAGCCCTTTTCTTCACGGATCACGTCCAGGTACAACTCATACACTTCGGCTTCGCACTCGATCTTGGCAGCTGCAAAGCGTAGATCTTCTTTGATGACCTGATTGATCATGTAAGCAGTCCACTCCTTGTGCAAGATTTCGTCTTGCAAGATCAAGCTGATGATGTTGCCATTGCCCATGAAGATCTTGTTTTCTACCATGGCCAGGCTGGTGGCAAATGAAACCATGAACCTGAATGCTTCCAGTGCGTAACTGGCATGCAAGGCCATCCAGATTGCTCTCACATGTTCTACTTCTTCCACAGGTTGGCCCAGTTCTTTGGCACAGTTGATTCTGTGCAGATCATCATAGTACCGGCCCACGCTTGATGCCATGTCAATGATCTGTTGTGTGTCGTGGATGGTGTTGAACACATCCTTGGGCACATTGTAGATGTTGCGAATGATGTGGCTGTAGCTCTTTGAATGAATGTTGGTTTCAAAGAATGTCCAGTTGTAGATTAAAGCTTCAAGTTCTGGCAGGCTCACCACCGGCATGAAGATCTGACTGGGCCCACGTCCTTGCAGGCTGTCTAATGCTGTTTGTCTCAGCAGGTTGCTGGTAAAGATGTGCTTGACTGTTTCGCTGGCATCTTTAAAGTCATTTGAATCTTTGGTGAGACTGACTTCTTCTGGTTGCCAAAAGAAGCCACGTGCTGTGGCTTCATAGTCTGCAATCTTTTTGTATTTGACTTCTTCAAAGCGTTGAATAGTTACAGGACCAGCAGGGTCCAGGAACATCTTGCGATTGAGATAGTCTGTTCGTGTTGCTAGATTGTATTGTTGTTTTGACATTTTAATAATTCTCTGTTAGTCATTTTTTTCTTCAATGGTGTAAAACCAATCATCTCCTGCGGTCCACTTGCGTGTGCCATCCACTGTGAATATGGTCTGTGCAGCCTTGAAATCTGGGAATTTGGTCACACCTGCAATCAAACTTTGATCATACCACAAGCATCGATTATTGGGTTGACAAGCAAACTGACCGTTTTCCAATCGAACAAAGTTAAAGCTCTTGTGTTCTTCCGCAACCTCAGTAAAACCTGTGTCCACATCCATGCCATCAGCACAAAAGTCCACGGTAAACAGGTAAGTGCCGTAGTGCCATTCCCGATCTTTGCCCAGAAATTTCACACCCAGATTACGCAGACCTATTTTTTCAATAATGGTAAAACGATAGCCCATGCAGTCCCAGAGTTGTAGGGTGTCAATAGGCAATGTGCCTGTGTAGTTTTCTTGCCATACATAGGCATGTATAGGCAGTTTGTCGTAGAGTGCTCCGTAATTGGGCAACAAGCTCTCGATGCGAAACACCTGTCCTCTTAGTGCTTTGAGACTGACCCAGATGGCAGGTTCTAGTTCTCCGTGACCTTTTTCAAAGTTGTAGAGAAATTCTCTTTTGATCCAGCACTTGATGGGAGGTAATGATCCTACTATGTAACTCATATTTTTTTTACCAATGTCGTATAACACCTGCTATAATAAACATGTTTGTGATAACATAACATGCAATTATAGCAGTTCTTACCAGGGCCACACGATCCGCATCGCTGTTATTTGCACAGGCTTTTTCTCCTAGTGCCTTGGCCCATAGTCTCCATGCTGCTGTTACAATTTGCATGCTTCACAATCCTCTTGATCATCAAAGTTGATTACTTCTAACGGAGCATCTTCTGTGACATTCTTGCTGCCTGTTTTGTTGATCAGGCTGTAGTAGAAAGTCTTCAGACCCCAGTAGTGCGACTGCATCAAGTTGCGAGCAATCAAGGTGGTTGGCACCTTGCGGTCTGCAAAGTGTGCAGGATTGTAAAAGGTGTTGGTGCTGATTGACTGGTCAACATAGGCAGCAATCACTGCTGCGGTCTTCAAGTAGCCGTCACAGTCTTTTTGTTCCCACATTAACTGATATTTGTTCTTGAGCTTGTGATATTCTGGAACCACCTGTGTCAAACTGCCGGCCTTGGATTCTTTCACACTGATCAAGCTCATGGGCATTTCGATACCGTTGGTTGAGTTGATTACCACACTACTGGATTCTACAGGAGCCACTGCCATTTGTGTGGCATTGCGTACACCATGCGTTTTCATTTCTGAACGCAGAGCTTCCCATGGCAGCTCAGGAGCAAAGTCTGCAAGTTCATTCACACCCTGAGCTCGTAGTTCCCAGGGGAATGTGCCTTGGCCATAACGAGTATGCTCAGAGCCCAAGCAAGCACCTCGTTCTTTAGCCAGCTCAACACTTGCTTCTGTTAGGTAAAATGCTTGGTGTTCCATCCAAGATTTTACATCTTGTAGTGCATCCTTTTCACCATATTGTAATCCACGCTTGGCATGCCAGTAGGCCAGATTGGTGATACCGATGCCTAAGGGGCGAATCTCATCGTTGCTTAGTTTGGATTGTATACTTAGAAAATCTTGATAATCAAGTATATTGTTAAGGCTACGGTGTAGAATACGGCAAGCACGGCGCATATCTTCGGGATTCCTGAAAGCTCCCCAGTTGATTGAGCCAAGTGTGCAGAGCGCAATACGTCCCTCTGCATCGTCGAGTCTTTTGAATGATTTTGTTGGTAAAAGTATTTCACAGCATAGGTTACTCTGGTAGATGGTATGATACTCAGGATCAAACGGACCCTGCTTCATCACGTTGTCAATAAACACCAGATAGATACGTCCAGTGTCTGTGCGTTCTTTCAAGATGCCACCCTTGAACACTTCTTCTGCGCTCATGGTCTTCTTGCGAAGGTCCTTGCGCTTTTCGTATTTGACATAGAGTTCTTCAAACAGTTCGGTATTGCTGTAGAATGCCTGATACAGATCTGGCACTTCGTTGGGATCAAAGAATGTTATTTGTTCTTTGTTCTTGAATCGTCTCCAGAAGAAGGCACTCAGTACTACTCCGTAGTCCATGTGTCGCACCCGAGTTTCTTCTGTGCCTTGGTTGTTCTTGAGTACAATAAGGTCATCAAACTGATGATGCCAAATGGGATAGAACACTGTGGCTGACGCATTGCGTATACCACCTTGTGAACATGAACGCAAGTCTCCAAACCATTTCTTCAAGAATGGAATCATACCTGTGTGCATGATCTCACCACCACGGATGGGTGATCCTAGTGGACGCAGACGACCAATCTCTAGACCAATGCCAGCACGTTTGCTAGCATACTTGGCCATCATTTCGCCCGAAGCAAATATACTATCGAGGTCGTCATCGCTGCGTATAAGGACGCAACTCGAAAATTGTTTAGTAGGAGTCCCCAGCCCAGCCAAAACAGGAGTAGCAAGAGTAAAAAGACCATCACTCGCTGCATTGTAATA